GTCGCGAAGACGTTGCAGGTGAGGCCATCGAACATGCCGCTGCCGACGGCCGCGCGCGACAGTCCGGACGCCCCGGCAATGCCCTCGATATCGACCGACGCCTGCGAGAATCCTGCTGTCGCCGACTGGCCGGTGAACTGGTAGCCAGCCGTCGACAGGTAGGTATGGCCGCTCATCACCAGATCCCGAGGATGGTCGGTCAGATAGATCGGGCTACCCGTGACCGGAACGATGCGCAGGCACCGGGTGCGGTAGCGGTAATCAGCAACGACGGATTTCATGGCTGCAGCAACTCGATGATGTCGATCGACCCGCAGTCGCGCATGGACTTGCTCAAGGCGGTAATCTCGATCGAGGAATTGAAGCGACACGGCAGGTCGAACTCGCAGCCGCCCTTGATCACCTCGGTGGTGGGCGCCGGGGTGATCGTCACCCGGCCAGTGGCGTAATCGACCGACACGCCGGAACTCAGCGTGACGTCGTTTCTGGAAACGACCACCGTGCCGAAAACCGGCTTGGTCAGCTTGCGGTATGGCAGGCCGATGGCGAGCGGCGTCGCGCCGCTGCCGTAGCCCTTGATCAGCTGATACACGCCGCTGGAGATCTTCGGCAGCACCCAGTCGGTGGGCGTTGGCGTGCCAATGTGGGCGTTGGTCGAGAAATCATCGGCGCAGCGCACCCGGAAACCGGCGAACTTCCCGTACGCGCGGTGATAGAGGGCGAGCACCCGGGCGGCCAGGTCGTCCCGGAGCAAGGTGTAGTTGATCGTGAAGCGACGCGCCGGAAAACCGTGGATCAATCGCCGATACTCGGCGCCACCGGCGGTGGTGGTGATCTCCACCGCGTAGTCATCAGCGTAGCTGGCGCCCATGCGGACATCGACCGGTAGGCGCTCGTCAAGAAATTCAGCCATGACGTTCTCTACGCGAAGCGCTGCGCGCGGGCGATGGCGCCGAGCACTTCACGCCCGACCTGGCCACCGGCGCGACGCACTTCGCTCGCGTTGTTGATCCCGTAGATATTGACGGTGACGCTGTTGGCGCTACCGCCGCGCACGCCGAGTTTGCCGTCGGATCCGCGCGACAGCGGCAGGATGGCCTCCGGCCCGGCCTCGCCCATCACGCCGGCCCCAGCCGCAAAGGCAAAGAGACGTGGGCTGGAGACGATCTGTCCCGAGAACCGTGAGAGGCTCGGCGAGCGGTAGACGCCGCCATCGGCATTCGGCAGCAAGCCACCGAGCACCTTGAACGCGCCGCCCAGCAGCCCGTCACCGACACCACCCTTGGCAAGGTCGCCGAACAGCCGCCTGGACAGATCGGCGGCGACGGCCTCGGCGATCATCCGCTGGATCGTCTCGCCAAAACTCCTGAGCATGCCGCTCATGCCGTCCTTGAACGGGTCGAAGAGGAAATCGGCAAAGGCTGACTGGATGTTCGTGGCGGCAGATTTGGCGAACTCGTCCATGACGTCGCTGGTCTCTTTCGCCTTCTCGCCCATCTGGATGAAACCCTCGCCGGCTCTGGACGCGGCACGGCCGAAGGTGTCCATGCGGATCGCCCCGGCATCGAGCAGTTCGACCAGGTGGGCAATCTCGGCATCCAGCGCTTCGACCGGCGTGCGCACCGACTCGAAAACGCGCTGTCCTTCAGCAAAGACCGCCAGACGCTGGCGCTGCACTGCGGTTTCTTCCTCGGCGGCGACCTTGCTGGCCTGGATCGCGTCCAGCGTCTCGGCGTAGCCGCGGGCCATCTCGAGGTTCGCCGCGGTGGCCGTCTTGTATTTGCCGTCGGCGATCGCCAGCTCGAGTTTCTCGACCTCGGTGAGTTCCTGCGTCGCCCGAATGCGGTCGCGCAATTGATCGACCAGGCGCTGGCCGTCATCGATCGCCTTTGCAGCGCGCCCGCCACCGCCCGTCTTCGGCTTGGGAACATTGAAATTGGGCGCGGCCTGCCTGGCTGGTGAGGCGACGCCGCGCCCTCGACCTTCGTTGCTGTAGTCGTTGAATGTCTGGCCAGCAAGGCGGCCCGCCGATACGATGCGCGCCGACCAGGCGTCGATCGCCTTGCGGCTCTTCTCGGCGTCTTCGCGCATCGCTTCGCCGATGTTCGAGAAACCCTGGAAATCGAGCCTGGCCAGGGCCGCCAGTTGCGCGGCCATTCCGCCGATCTCGGTGCCGATCGCCTTGAAAACGTAGGCGACATGGCCACCGACGACGATGATCGCCCGGAAGGCTTCGGACAACGGGTTGAACGAATGGCTGGCGCCGCTCCCCTCCTTGGCGATGGCGACCAGCGAGTCGGCCAGTTCATTGAGTACCGGTAGCAGACCGGCGGCGGTCTGTTTGGCGATCGACCCGAGCGCGGTATTGACCCGCGTCATCTGGTCGTTGAAGCGCTCGGCAGCCTGCGCGGTTTCGGTGGAGATGACGACGCCGAGCCGCGCGGCCTCGTCGCCCATTTCTTTCAGCCCTTGCGATCCGGCGTTGAGCAGCGGAATCAGGTCGGCACCGCTGCGGCCGAAAATGGCCTGCGCCAGGGCGGCCTTGGCGGCCGAGTCTTCGTAGCCGGCGAATCGGTCGGCTATGTCGTTGAGTACGTCGCCGGAGCTACGCAGCTTCCCATTTGAATCGACAACCGAAACGCCGATCGCCTTGAAGGCGTCGGCCACCTCACCGCTGCCGCCGGCGGCCTCCGCCATGTTCTTGGCGAGCTTCTTGAGGCTGACTGCCAGCGCCTCGTTGCTGACATCGGCAAGACTGCCGGCGTACTGCAGGCGGGCGAGATTCTCGACCGTTTCGCCGGTGCGTTGCGAGAGTTTCGACAGACCGTCGGCGGCGTCGATCGACGACTTGACCATCGCGACCATGGCGCCGACGGAGAAGGCGCTGGCGAGACCGGCGAAAGCGTTCGCGATGACCGACGAGGCACCGGCAAAAGCGCTTTCCATGCGCTTCGCGCTCTTCTCGGCAATGCCGGAAACCTTGCCCAGGTCGCGCTCGATGTTCGCCAGTTTGGCGATGATGTCGATGGTCAGTGTGGCGAGGGCCATGGTTCAGTCGTTCCCTTGAGCGTTTTGGTGGTCGCGGATGGCAACCAGCTGGGCGATGAGGGTCTCGGGGTCGGAAACGCCGAGCAGGTCAATCACGATCGGCAGGGCGGACCAGTCGATGCCGCCCATCAGGTTCCAGGCCTGGACGGCGGTGGCGATGGGCAGTGGGGTCAGCTGTTTGCCTGGCTGAAGCGGCGCCGGAAGGTCACGCGCCGCCAGCCAGGCGCTCAGTTTTTTAGCGCGTCATCCAGTCGCCTGACGTGCGCCTCGAAGCCCTTGACGACGGCGTCGGCGATCTCGGCAAAGAGATCGGGGCGATCGGAGAGCCACTCGGCGCAGGCCTCCGCGTCAAACGGCAGCGGATGCGGGTCACCGCCCGGAATCAGGTCACCCTCGGTGACATTCTCCCAGCCAACAACGAGCGAGAGGATGCCGCGCGCGGCGTTGTCGCCGCGGATCTTCTCCTCGCGTTCGAGAGGGGTCGGCCGCAGGACCGTGAAGACAAATCGCCCGGCTTCGACGCGCAACTCGCGCGCCTTGCGAATCTTTGCGGAGAGGGCGCTCATGAGGCGTAGTAGTTCGGCGTGCCGGACAGAGTGATGACTGTCGGCGTGGTGACCAGTGCCTGCGCCTGACCGCCCGGCAGGAGTTGTCCGGCGGGGTAGCCGTTGAAACACATGATCGGGCCACCCGCGCCGAAGGTGAATTTGACGGCGCGCTTGGTCTGCGTGTCCGAGGCGGCCTTGATCGCCAGCAGACCGGCATCGCTGATGTCCCAGATGTTGGTGAAGGTGTAGACCCCGGCCGTCGGGGTGCCCGGGATTTGCGTCTGCTGAGCAGCGTGAATGGTCGTCGTCGGGATGAAGTCAAACTCGCCACCGGATGGACTGACCTCCGTCGCCGTGGTGACGCTGACCCCGAAGGTGATCTTCTGCGCGCTGCCGCTGGTGAAGGTGTCGAACAGCGTGGTGTCGATGCCATCGAGGGTGAATCCGGACCCGGACACCGCCTTGACCCGGGCGACCATGTCGTTCACTTGCCACATGCCATTGACGGTGAGCAGAACGAACTCGCCATTGGCGAGAGTGTTGGTGGCAGCGACGATGCCTTCCGTTGCCTTGGTGATGGCGGTGACAGTGATCGCAGCGCCAAGCGCTGACTGCATGGCGACGGCGACGTTGGACCACTTGCGGGGGTTGGACATGATTTCGTGCTCCGAAAAAGAAAAACCCGCCAATGGGCGGGCTGATGGGTTGTCGGTGACGACTCAGAAGACGTGCCACCAGTCGACCTCGACGGTCGCCGACTTCAGATCGCTCTCCGGGTCGATGCCGCTCGACCGATCGGCAAGGCGAACACCGGCGGCGGCTAGTGCGGTGGCGACTTCATCGGTCACGGCGTCGGCCGCGGTGCGCGTCGGCGCCCAGGCGCTGATCTGGAAACGGACTTCCTCTGCCACCGGCTGGACGTCATGGAGGGTGCTGATCGGCGTCGTACCGGTCCGCTGGTAGACGACCGCCGGCAGGAGGTTGCCCTCGGGAATGAAGTCCGGAGTGATCCGGGTAGCGACCAGGGCGGCCAGGGACGCGCTGGCCGCCAAGGCAGCATGCAGCTCGGTTTCGGCGGACATCAGGGATTCTCCAAATTGAGCCGGTTGATTTCGGCGGTGGCTGCGACGATGAAGGTTTCAGCGACCTGCGGCAGCTTGCTGCCGGCCGGGCGCAGGAACGGCCGCGCGGTAAGCTTGCGCGTGCCGAACTCGTGGAAGCGCCAGTAGTAGGGATCGTTCGGGTTGTTCGCGCCGGCCGCACCGAGCCGCTTCTGGCGAGCGCCGCGCAAGGGGCGAACGTTCACGAAAACACCGACATCGCCGGCCCGTCGCGCGAACTTCGAGGTACGGATGCTGATCGCCCGCTTGACGGTGCCCGGCCGGCCGTTGGGCTTCGGCTTTTGTCGTACCGGTGCTGCCTGGCGGGCCTCGTCGCGTACCAGGCGTGCCGACAGGCGCAGGGCTTTGAGCAATCCCTTGCGCCTGAGCCGGTCGGGCACCTGCGCAAGGACGCGCCTGAGTTCATCGACGCCTTGCAGTCGGACGGTGAGGTCGGAAGCCATGCTCAAAGCCCGTTTCGGACGCCGTTGACGGCGAGGATTTCCAGCGTGTGGCGGCCGGCGCCGACATCGAGCAGCATCACGATGTCGTAGGGCTCGTCGCGCCACAGGATGCGCTGCTCGCGCACGACATCCGCCCGGTAGCGGATAAGAAACCGCACGTCGGCGGCGTAGCGGGTTTGCTGGGCGGCGAAGAATTCGCGCCCCTTGAGCGGCGAGGCCTCGGCCCAGAGCGCATGATCAGCGGTGTCGGTGACGACGTCCGTCCAGGTGACCAGTTCTTCACCGATGGCGTTGCGAATCACGCTCTTGGCCTGCAGCCGGATGCGCTGATTGGCACGGCCCGGATTGAAGGTCGCGCTCATACGAGGATCACCTTGTACGGATCGAGCAGACCGTCGATGAAGGACAGCGGTTCGATCTTGCCGCTTGCCAGCAGGGCGACTTCCTCGCGGTGCGCATAGAGACTCCCGACGCGCAGCTTGATCCAGCTCTTGATGCCCTCGGGCACACTGGCGGCATCGCCATAGCCGGCATCGAAGATGACCGACACCGCGCCGATCTGCGGCAGGCTGATCGGCCAGATCTTGCCGAACACCGGCGTCACGCGCGCCGGCTCGCAAGCCGTGTCGGCGATATAGTCCGCTCGCGGCATGATTTGTGTGGTGCCGGCCATGTCGAGGTACCGTATGGCGGCCACCGAGCGGACCGGGCATTTCGGCAGCAGGATGGCGTGCCCGGGCAGCGAGAACGACAGCCCTGCCGGTGTGCCCATCAGGCTCGGCCCGGGAAAGCTGTCGAGCACCAGTTTCCAGCGCGCGGTGACGAACTGGCGGCCGGTGAGCGTCTCGGCGGCTTGCCGTGCCGCAGAGATCAGCGCGGTGATCAGCGCATCGTCGTCGGTAGACTCCACCCGCAGATGGCGTTTGGCTTCGGCGAGCGACACCGGCTCCTGTGCCGATGGAGTGACGAGTTGCAGGGGCATGGCTCAGATGACCTGGACCACCGCCGGCGAGTTGAAGATCTCCGCCGTGGCGTAGCGCGGATGCACACCGATGAGCTTGCCGGCGACGATGCTGGCGGCGACCTCGACGGTCAGCGCCAGACGCAGGAAGGCGAAGCCGTTGTTGCTGTCGAGGTTCTCGGGCCTCAGATTGATCAGCGCCTGCTTGTTGTCGCCGCTGGCCTTGACGATCTGCCGGATCGCTTTGCCGCTGACATCCTTGGCGCCGGTACCGGTGGCGTCCCGCGCTTGCTGGATCTTGGCGTCCAGCGTCGCCGCAGCGCCGAGGACGCCGGTCTCGACCAGCGCCAGAAATGCGTGGAAGTTGGCGGCCGACACCCAGCCGGTGGTGACGGTACCGGCCGCCTGGCTGGCCGGGTCGATGGTGGCGAGAATCGACAGCTGTTCGCTGCCCTTGGCATTTGGAAACATGGACATCTCCTGTGGGGATCAGAAAGGGGAAAACCAGAGCGAGGCATCGCTGCTCCGCCCGGGGGCTCAGCGCGCGCCGAGCTGGATGTAGGGCGAGAGGGTGTTGGCTCCCTTGGCCGGCGCGATCGGGTTCTGGATCTTCGATTGGCCGTCCATCCGAAACGTGGTGCGAAACGCGGTGAGATCCGCGTCGAAGTAGAGGTGCATCGAGGTCGCGGTCTGCATG